ACAGTTTGGGCGAAATTTGTGTGACGTTTATAGTTGGACCTGAAAAAAGAAACTTCAGGTTGGCCGACGAGATGCGCATCTTGGGCACCTACGGCAACGAGTTGAGCAATACCTCCAGACATATTTTATATTATACTAAGGTTTTATTTTTTTAACCTAGGCAAATCCAATCGCATTCATATAAATATTTCCATATAAATTCGATAGTGTCATGAGTGCATGTTTGTCTTGGGTAACTGAAACATCGGTCGTCATTGCATAAAAGTTGACGTTCGTCATGGCGGAGGAAATGTTTATGGCACCTCCACTCGCGAGTATAGGCACGACAATTTGTGCACCCGTTATAAAATTTGAAAATACAAGATTTGAAACGTCAGTTGTTGAAACGACGAGTGGTGCTGTACCATACGTTTTTTCTTTTGCGTCAATTGTTATTGTTCCAGAAGAGATAGTTGCAGAAATATCCGTATTCGTTAATTTTATATTTTGTGACGTGGTATTACCTGATATTGTAATATCACCTGTAGTAATTACATTTCCGGTATTTACGTTCCCTGATGTAACGAGGCCACCTAACGTGAGAACATTTGCGGTTACATTTGCACCTGCATTAACACTCACGACATCGTCTAATGCAAAAGGTGATGCCGCGACGTTTAACCCTCCAATTGTAATGTTATCCGCCGAAACGTTACCCGAAACCGTGAGTACATTAGACCCGAATGTGTTTATGGTAAGGTTCGAACCTATCAATACATTTGCAGCTTCTTCGGTTATATTAACGAACGACGAACCACCCTGTCCTCCCGAATCGTAGATTTCACCTGTTGTTGTGTTGAAAGATAAAACGTTATTCGAAGGGGCTGCATAAGCCGGGTCAAGTTTTATCGCGTTCACGACGAATAAATTCGATTTCGTTCCACTCGTTGATTTAAGTGTTATTTTATTTACAAAATCAATATTTGAAGTTATTTCAATACCAGTTGTTGCATTTGAAAACTGGACGACGTTGGATGTTGTGTTACCTTCATCGACAACACTCGCTAACGTTGGTGTCGCCGTTTGTATACCCGAAAGTTGGGAACCGTCACCAAAAAAGTAACTTGCCTCGACGTTACCATATACATTCATTTTAAAATTTACCCCGTCTTTTACAGTTATAGAAGATTCTCCTGCATGATTATCCGTAAACCCAATTGCAAATTCAGATTCAGTTTGGTCGTACCCTACGTATACATTACCTGTCACTGGATTAGTTATTGGGCGCGCAAGTAATAAACCAGAATCTACTGAAGCTGATGCATTGCCAAGTTGAATAATTGGATCTTGAACAATAAGATTTTGTGTGTTTACGGTTGTTGTTGTACCACCTACGAGTAAATTGCCTGTAATTTCTGTATCCCCTTCGACGCGTAAATCATAACCATTGAGATCGGGTGTACCTGTACCTACATAAATAGTGGAAGCACTTATAGTGTTTGCACCCTCAATTGATCCGTACATGTTCGTAGCAACAACATTATCCCCAACAACGTTACCATTCAAAGTAATTACACTTACGTTATCCCCCGAGACATTACCATTCAAAGTAATCACATCTACATTATTACCAACAACGTTACCATTCAAGGTAATCACGTTTACATTATCACCCGAGACATTACCATAAAGTGTAATCGCACTTACATTATCCCCGACAACGTTACCATTCAAAGTAATCACATCTACATTATTACCAATAACGTTACCATAAAGTGTAATTGCATTCACATTATCCCCAACAACATTACCATTCAAAGTAATCACATCTACATTATTACCAACAACGTTACCATTCAAAGTAATCGCATTTACATTATCCCCAACAACATTACCATTCAAAGTAATCGCACTTACATTATCCCCTACGACATTACCACTCAAAGTAATCACACTTACATTATCCCCTACGACGTTACCACTCAAAGTAATTGCATTCACATTATCCCCTACGACGTTACTGTTTACAGTAATAGCCGTTAAATCACCGGACGTGAGTGTTAAGTTGTTTTGTACGATGACATTACCTAAAACTCGGAACGTTATGATATTTGCGTCATCAAGAACATGATTATCCGATACCGTGTTTTGTGTATATCCAAGTACCATTTCGTGTTCATGTAAGTCCTCTCCTTCTGGTTCGCCGTGGTGTATAAATGCAATGTTATGTCCCGGGTGTTCCATGATTATACCAACATCGAGTGTATGCGATGTATTGTTATTCGCAATACCTAAGATACGATCGTTAATAACTACCGTATTTGACTCGAAAACGTACGTGTTACCGGTAAACGATAAGTTACCCGTAAACTCAGCATTTGCTGCGTTTATAATGTATGTACCGTCATTATCTACGTGTGCGGGTGAACGAATAAGTTTACCCGTCCCCTTTTCAATCATGGGTATATAACTGATACCGGTACCTGAAGGATCTTTTATACCGGAAACAAAAATATTACTTCCAACGTGAACGTTACCCGATGATATGAAACCGGTTGTTATGTTTGTTGATGCGATAGTGTTTGTAGTAGAGTTACTCCACGACGTAACCATATCCAAAGTTTGGTTATTTGCACTCAAATTTGAAGCGAGTATCTTTTTGAGTTCGTTACCTGTGCTATTCACGTAAACGTAAGTTGGCTGCGCGTAAACTTCTTCCGCGTTCGGAATATCGTTCGAACGACCAACACCCGTAACAAGAATTTTCTCACCGGATTTAACAACTATACCAACGTTTTGTATTTTATCCGTGTTATTAAACGGGACTGTATTCATTAACCCACCGGGTGTGGTGTTACTCACATAAAGTATTTCACCTTTTTGAAAATTCGTGTCAAACGTCATACCAAACGTACCAAAAGTAACGACGTGTCCGTTTTCGTTTTCGTTTATAGTACCATCCATAACAATACCTATAGCGGGCATGGTTGAAGCACTGGATGAATTCGCTTTTCTTACTTCGGGTGTGTCTCCCGAACCATCGTTTATATAAACAACATCACCTTTTGAAAGATCTTCATCCGCTTTTACTTCTATGGAAGTAAAATCTATGTAATCGTCTATCCAATTTCCGTCGATATAAAGTAAACTTTTATGATCATTTGGATCTGTTATGATGACATTAGAGAGCTGGTTGAGTTTAACACCTACATTAGACGTAAGATCGGTCGTAAACGCCGTGTGTGCGTTCGTAAACTGAACCGTATTTGATGTCGTATTACCCGCATCCGTAACTTGTTGAAGAGTGACGTTCGAGAGAATACCACCGTCACCTATAAAAAATCCAGATGTTGTTTCTATATTATTTGTTGTGTATACATTATCCCCGACAACGTTGCCATTCAAAGTAATCACATTTGCACTATGCCCAACAACGTTACCATTTAATGTAATTGCCGTTAGTTCACCCGATGTGAGTGTTATGTTGTTTTGTGCTATTACATTACCATATACGTGTAAATCTATAACATTTGCCGAATCGGGTGTGATTTCGGTATCTAAAGAACTGTTTAGTGTGTAGCCTATCATCATTTCTTTTTCAACACCTCTAAAAGTTACCGTTGGACTTGCATTACTATCGGGTTGTTTCATAATAATACCAATATCTGTCGATGTTTCAGTGTTATTGTTTGCGAGACTTATAACGGCATCTCCGAAAGTTGTATTTATTGTATCAATTGTTGTTGTCGTACCTTCGACGAGAAGGTTACCTTTTACGTGTGCGTCTTTTTGTACGGTAATGTAGTCTGTTTTTGTATAATTCGATACGTTTACGTTCCCCGTAACTTCAACGACATCTGTTCCTAATGTATCTATAGTCACATTCGAACCAATCAAAGCTTTTCTCGAAGTAAACGTATTCCCCGTAACTTCGAGAACATTTGATCCTAAAGTATCTATAGTCACATTCGAACCAATCAAAGCTTTTCTCGATGTAAATGTGTTCCCCGTAACTTCGACAACATTAGATCCTAAAGTATCTATAGTCACATTCGAACCAATCAAAGCTTTTCTCGAGGTATACGTGTTCCCCGTAACTTCGACGGCATTAGATCCTAGTGTATCTATAGTCACATTCGAACCAATCAAAGCTTTTCTCGAGGTAAACGTGTTCCCCGTAACTTCGACAACATTAGATCCTAGTGTATCCATGACAAGATTAGACCCAACTAAAGCTTTTCTCGAGGTAAACGTGTTCCCCGTAACTTCAACGACATTAGACCCTAATGTATCTATAGTAACGTTTGAACCAATCAAAGCTTTTCTTGAAGTAAACGTGTTCCCCGTAATTTCGACAACATTAGACCCTAAAGTATCTATAGTAACATTCGACCCAATTAATACTTTTCTCGATGTGAACGTATTACCAGTCACAACTAATATATTTGGACCTTTATCGTCTACGAATAAGTTCGAACCAACATCTAACGTGTGTATACCATGTGTATTCTGTATACCAACATTACCGTTCGTGATCAAAGCTGGACCATTTGCATAGTTAAACTGAACTGTTCTAGAAGCGGTTGTATTACCTTGTAAAACGATATTGTTTAAATTCAAGTTTGAAAGAAAATAACTATCGCCATGGTAAAATGCCGCACTTACGTTACCCGTGGTACTAAACGCGTTTATGGATGCAGTTGGGTGTTGTAAAAACGTATTCGAACCTAAACTTAACCCCGTTATAGTTGGATTATTGTTAGATAAACCAATATGGTCTACAGTTATTGAATCTGTATTTATTCTACCCGAAACTTGAATTTTATTAGTTACACTAGAATCTATTAAAATAGAAGGTCCCACGCGTACTTCACCATCTTTGGTTACATGAACATTTGAACCTACATCGAGTGCGTGTGTAGGACTTGTATTCTGTATACCGACATTACCAGTTGTTACAAACGAAGTCGTATCATTTATAAAACGAACCGTATTTGATGTAACGTTATCATTATTCGTCGCATATTGTAAATTAATCGAAAAAAGATCAACCGCAGGTACATTCGAATCTATAATTTCCTTGGTTTCTGTATTATACGTTAACATGGTTATATCCCTGGATGTTATATCATCTTCTTGACGAAGTGGTGTCATGTAAATACTCCCTGGAACCGATGTACCTATAGCTGCATTAGAAGCATTGAATACGATCGTGTTTTCACCCTGGTCGTCCGTAGCGTATTTACCAAACCGGATTTTGGTAGACCGCTCGATGGTCGGTATGTTTTTAACCATTTAATATAGGTACGTATTTTAATTTGCGTAGATAAGACCAGCCATACCATTTTCAATACGAAGTATATTGTAGTTGACTGCGTATATAGGATCACTAATTATCATGGTTTGACTGACTACCTTTGCAGAATCTAATCGACTAAAATTGAGTGTTCCTGTCGGCTGGAGCGAACTCGTCGATAAGCAAAAACAATATAAGAAAAAATCGGGTGACGTAACAAAGTTTGTGTGGTAATAGTTCATAACGTCTATGAAGTGTGGTTTCGCCCACTTGAAATTACCTATATCTAAACCGTTTATTTCAATTTTAATTTTATTAGTGGTTGATGTTAATGCTCCTTCTGTGGTTGTATCCGAAGATGCGAGATACTTTACTGGGTGATTAAACGTCAATTCTTGAGAAAGTTCATTTGATGGGATACTTTTTTGAACCTGGGTAATAATTAAATTATGGTTACGCGAAACAAGGTTACCACGTTCTTCGTTATCGAGGTAATAATAGTTTGAATAACACTCAAAGTTATAGTTACCCGCATTTGGTCCCCAATGTATACGTAATTCGACGTTATGGTAATGTAAAGCGACTATGGGTAAAGCACACTGTGCACCCTCACAAAAGAAGAATCTAAATGGATAGAAATAGGAACGTGCACTTATACCTGGGTGTGTACCATTTGCACTTTTTGATACGTTTGTTGCAAACGTATCGATTGCTATTTTTTCGGTGAAAATGGCATCTTGTGTATCTATGACCTGACCACCAATGAGAAGCTCAACTTTGTCTATAAGCGTGTCCCACCTTTGAATATCGAGTGCCTGTGTATTATTATCAATTGTTAGGTATGTATACCCTAACATATCACCTGTTCGATCAAAACGAATAGATGACATAGAATTCGCTTTCACATCTCCCTGAATGGTCTGTTTTTCAACAGCTTGTGAAAAGTTAGAATGTCGTTTAAACGTTGACGTAAAAAAAGATATTTCTGGTTCGCCCATAATGTATTCGTCTTGAGCACCAATTGCTATAAGTTGAACAATACCAGATGACATTTATAATAAGAAAAGGTTAAAAATATGCGTTATTTACTACCCCCCTGGAATGGTAAATTTTTTTGTTTACATATAAATCTAAAAATAAAAAAGTTATCGTCGGTACCTGATATAGTAATACCGTCTTGATTTAATAAACTAATTGTTAATCTATCTATTTTTCGTATAGGTGTCGAATATTGTTGTACGACTGGGTAATTGTCTTTGAAAATAATCTCCGAAGCTGCACCATTTCCACTAATCAAACTCCCAAACGAATTATTTACTTTTGATAAAGATGGTTGACCTTCGTACCCATAAATATTTGATGTTCGTTGTGTATAATTTGTATTGAGTTCGTTTATAGATATGTAACATACATTTGAACCCGTTGTTGTAATTTGTGCAGCATTAAGTCTTACCTGAACGACATTTTCAAGCGTTTGCTGAAGATGAACCGTGAACGTATTTTTACTTGCTTGACCTATAGTGTCAACGGTAATCGTATGATACTCATATTCGAAATCGGGTAAAGTGGATTGACTCGTCACTAAAGCCATTTATATATACTGGAGATTTTACTTCATCTTATAGCTCGCTTGTTCGCGAACAAGTTTTTGTCCGTCACACACACCACCTTTACTGTCGGAGTAGTAGGCATTACCCAAACATTCTTCGGTCGATGGGATATCGAAGAGCGAACCCGTATTGACAGTTTCGATTTCGACCTCTTTACCCTGGTATCCGCTGGTACGTAACATTGCGAGAACACACAATACTGCGATGATGATGACGATAGCTTTGATCGTGTTTCTGTTGGTGGCGTTAAGTTTCATTTATATTGAAACAACATTTTTTATAAAGTGCGTTAAAGAGAATAGAATAGTTTCAATATAAAGAGTAATAGTAATGGACGGTGAAATTATTCTTGATCGTAAAAATACGAATGTCATGAAACTTGATGATAACGAACAGGCCCTGATGAACGAAATTGAAATTGATATTCCTCGACGTCAGCCTGTAAAAAAACAAATTTCACAAATGAAAACACAATTTACAGCACCACAACCACAAATTTTCCAGGAAGATATTGATTCGTTTGCGAACCCAAATAAACAAGCACAACCATCTGTACCTCCACCGGAAGCACCTCTTGATTATCACGAATACGACGACGAACCCGAAATGGACTACGGGGGTGGAGGAGGAGGTGGATACATGATGGAAGAAGAGGAAGAAAAACCATCACCTGGCTTTAAGACAATTGATGAAGAGAAAGCGGATCTTGTTAATAAACTTGGGCGATTGGAAAAAAAGGGGTTTACTGTGAACAAGCGTTTGAATGCCTATTCCCCTATAGACGAACTTAGAAACGAAGTAAAGCGAATAACGTATAGTATAGATGTAGACAAATCAATTAAATTTGCGAGACGTATGCTTATCGCGTGTACGACAGGCCTCGAGT